GCATCGACCCCGGCAAGCAACAGCCTTGCGAATGCGGTAAAGGGAGTAACCGCTGCGGCAGAAGGGCCGGTAAAATAGGGCAACTTGTCTGCCGCCGAAGTAAGGCCGCCTAAGGCAGAAAGATTTGGATTCGCCAGCGATTCAGTCAAGGCAGCATTGACCAAGCCGGCTACAAAATAATCCCCAGCAGCCCATGTCCGAGCTGTGGTCCCGTCCAGCCCCCGGCCCCCTACCGCGATGGTCATCGCATCGGTGCTGCGCGCGGAAACCTTTACAACCTCTCGATTGCCGGAAGCGTCCTTGAAAATTCCATAAAAGTAATCCCCCGCGCCGAGCGCCGGAAAAAGCAATCCGGTTCCTGCGGATACGGTGAACGATAGGCCGGTTGTGCCGCTGGGCGCGGAGGCAATGACGGACTTGCCGAAATTGGAGAACTTGAGGCTCATTTATCGCCTTCGCATGATGGAAGTCTGGAACGGCGCGCGCGTGTAGCTGCGTGCGGCGCGCAATCCAGCGGCTCCGGTCTTTGAAAAGAACTGCTGCATGTGGTAGGTTGCCAGAGATGGATTGGTGTACGGCTTTTTTGGGGAAAGCATCAACCGCGCCAGCGCCCAATGCACTATCGCTTCTCGGTATTCATCAAAAATGTCTTCATCAACTCCATCCGCGATAGGCGATGGTTTTAAAACCACTTCCAGCTTCAATGTTCCTGGAACGTTAGGAGTCGGGACTAATGTAAGCATCGCGGGGCTTCCGAGAACATAGGTCGGTGTTCCGTCCTGATCCCGCCAGTGCCAGATCCGGATATCATCTTGAGCCACATTGAACTCGATTTCCGTGCCGTTGAACGTTGCATAGGTTATTGCATGCACTACCGCGCCCAGAGGCGGGGAAAACGCATAGTCTGCAGTGCCAACCAAAACCGGAATGTCGGGATGATTGTATTTCCAGGCCAACGACTGCTCACAAAAGGCGATAGCCGCTTGGCGCAAGGCCACATCCATGGCTCCCATGGGGCATCCCGGAAGGTCCGGACTCAGGAGGTTGTAAAAATCGCTCCATGGAGTCATAGCGGCATCTCATCGTTGAACATCTTTCCGGATATCAGCGCCCTTCCGGAATTGGCGTGTTCGTCATCCATCATTTCGGCGCGCATGACTACGTAATCGGCTATTACTTCGGCGTATGCGGGATCGAGTTCGAAGGGATTGCCCAATACCGCCTCTCCATTCGGAAGGCTGTTGAACTGCCCGATGAAGAGATCAGGCCGGCGCTTTGCCGCCGCCAGCATCCCATGGTTGGCGAACAGCAACAATTGCTCGTCGGAATAGCGCGCCTTGCCGGAATCGTTCAGCGGAATGCGCGCCAGATCCACAATCGTCTGATAGGTGTAGGCCATTAGCGGGTTTTCTGATCCATATGCTGCTCAGCCCAAGCGTGCGTAATCTGTTCGCGCAGCTTTTCCTTTGTCCATCGCTTGTCCATCTTTACCGTCAGATGGTCGTCCGCGAACTTGAGCATTTCGTCCCGACTCATCGAATGGAAGTTCACTACCGGGACGGGTTCATCCGGGCGCTTGTCTTTTTCGAGGAAACCAATCGGTTCTTCCTTGACCCCGGCTTCTGTTTTCTGTAGCCATTGCGGGTCCGGGCCTTCCGGTTTCGCGTCGCCATCGGCTGAAACCCATGTATCCGTGTATTGCAACAGGTGAGAGGCAAGCGTGCTGGTTACATCACGCACTTGTCCCGGTTCCCAGACCAACTTGCAACCCTCAATGCTGTCCTGCTTGATGTGATTGCCTATGTACTTTACTTGCATGTTATTTCTCCAAAAAAATAGGGCGGCAATCTGGAGGACATGCCGCCCCATAAGGCCCAAAGGCAGGGTTTATTTGATGCCGATTCCGTCGCCTTTGACTATCGCGGTCACTTCGCCAGAGGCGAAAGTTGTCGCGGCAGTCGTCACGGTGAGCGTCAGGAATACCGGCTGTTCGAACTTGATCGGCTTGAATGCCAGAGACCGCTTTCCAGCCGTACCCGAAACGAATGTATTGGCTGCCTGAAAATAAGCAGCGTTCGCCGTGGGTCCGTCCGCTGCGTTGACCGGAGCATATCCGACCGATACCGCCATAGCAGAGCCGGTATCGAGATCGGGATAAACGATATCCACGTCCGTCACTTCCCATCCTGCGGGAATGATGACGGGGCGGTAGACATCGTTCAGGGCGCCGGTAGTCGGGGTGACACTGCCTTGAGTTACCGTGCAGTTCCCGAACTCGCCCTGATGCCGCGGCTTGCTCATTAAGTTTGGTGCGTTGTATGTAGCCATTGCTAAAAACTCCTAAAAAGGACGTAAAAAAAGCCGCTATGCGGCATCGTCTTGTTCGTTTGGCGCCGGATTACAGCGGTACGGCAGAATCGACTGCGATCACCCCAAAGTCTGTTGGTATCCGGATGCCGGTTCCATCATCCGCCGAGAGGCGAATCTTGGACTTGCCACATACCTTTTCACCCATGACTTCCAGATTGTCTTCGAAGTTATACCAGTGCTCTTTCCAGCCGAACTGCATGCCGGAAACCTTGGTCTTGCCGTAGGCAACCGCCAGTGCTTGCGCACCAAGCAGGAGTCCGCGTTCGACGGCATACCCAGCGGTAAGCGAAGCGTTGACGGCTTGGTCGGTTTCGGTCGCGGTAGCGGCATTGCCAGCGGTGATGATCTTGGTCGTTTCGCTAGGCATGAACCGCACAGCGCGCTCGTTCTTGATTACGAGAATTCCGTTCCACATTCCGACTTCCCCGGCAAACAGAGGATGGCGCCCGTCTATGTAGGCCGCGCGGTTGACTGCGTTTTGCTGGAAGGACCGGAGGCTTCCTTCGGTCAACAGCACGGAATACTGATTCGGCGTGGCGAGGAATACCCACATTTTTGAGGTCTGGGCCGCCATATCACCCTTCAGCTTTACCGATTGCAGCGGCTGGTCCATGTCGTCAATCCGCTTGCGCAACTGGTCGATGTGGGCCAACTTGAACTGGTCGGTGCTGACGATGGAGCCTAGTTGCTGTCCGCCTTGCGTCAGGTTGGAGCCGTTTACCACAAAATGACGGTTATAGCTTGGAGCCAGCACCGGATTCACCATGATTTCGGCAAAGGTCGGGGCGGACTGCAGCGGAATAGTCCAATCCGTACCCGTCTGTGAACCACGCGCGCCGGCCAAGTGGACAAGAGATTCTTGTATATCCAGCCTAGGGAAGTATCCTTTCAACTGCGCCAACGCTATCTCCCGGAGGTCATGCTTGGTGCGCTTTTGCGACATGATGCCGCCCGCGTCCACCACCTTGGATGCCAGATTGATCTTCAGGTCTTGGCTGGTGAACGAGAGCGGAGATCCTTTTCCTTCCCGCATCACATCGCCCATCAGCGGTTCCCCGCCGATGACATCCACCAGATCAATCGAGACCACATCGCCAGCTGAGCTGAGCAGATCGTCTATCCGTACGATAGGCATGCCGGATTCGGTTTGCCCGCGCACTTTCTGCATCGCGTCCGGGTCGATTGCGCCCATGAGTGCATCAAGGGCGGTAGTCCCGCGCATGGTTCCGGCTAACAGCGCCGCGCTGTAATGCTTTATGGCAATGGAGCTGCCACTTGCTACTGTTGTTTGTGCCATTTCAATTTCCTTTTAATCGAGTTCGGCCCTCATGGCGGCAGCCTTGCCGTCCGGCATTTTCATAAGCCGTGCTGCAAGCTGGTGCGGAGTGAGGTTTTCCATAAGTTCTCTCTCCGAGGCCGGATTCCCGCCGCCTTGAACGTCCGATAGGGTTGTGGGTTTGCGCACCGGAGCTTTCTCAAGCTTGGCTTTTGCCTTTGCCTGAGTCTTTGCCGATGGCGCTTGATTGGGTGGCTCTGATGCGTCAGGCATGACGGCGCGTACGCGCTTGACTACCTCAATAAATCGCTCTTCTATGGGTTTTTTGGCCCAACTGGACTTTTGAAGCAGAGCTTGGTCTTGCCATAGTGCCTCTTGAAATGCTTCCGGGTCGTGGGCTTCCCAATAAACCAGATCAGGGTTGTTTTCCTTCGCTTCCTGCACTTGCTCGTCGATGATCCGCTTCTG